ATTACTGCTGATGTATCTGCCACTACAGATAAGATTAAATTGTCAGGTATCACCTCTATTACTGGTGGAGATATGCTGAAGATTGGTGATGAGATTATGAAGGTAGATTCTGTTGGATTGGGTGCTACCAACGTTTTACTTGTTACTAGACCTTGGATGGGTACACAATCAGGTGTTCATAGTGATAATACCTTAATTACTAAGGTAGAAGGAAATTATAATATTGTTGATAGTACTGTTAACTTCTTTACTGCTCCTGTTGGATTAGTTCCACTTTCAACTACTACCAATGAACCAGATGAAAGGGACTGGGTTGGTATTGCTACTCATTCATCCTTTAATGGAAGATCTTTCATGAGATCTGGTCTTACTGGTAGTTCTAATGAACCATATTCTGGTAACTATATTTTTGATGATATTTCTGGCAACTTTACTGGATTGTCTACTGAGTTTACTCTTCAGTCTGACGGAAGTAATATAACAGGATTTTCTACTAGTAATGCTATATTGTTAGTTAATCAGGTTCCTCAAGGACCCCAGAGATATACTGGTGGAGTATCTGTTCCTGGAGACTTTACTTTAATAGAAAGCGCAGGAATTACTAGCGTTCAATTTACAGGTTCTATTTCTTCAGTATCATACGATCCTAATACATCTAATGTTCCTTTAGGTGGAGTTATAGTTTCTGTTGGATCTACAGAAGGATTAGGATATCAACCATTAGTTGCTGCTGGTGGTACTGTTGTAGTATCTGGTTTAGGTACTATTAGTTCTGTAAGCATTGGTAATAGTGGTTCTGGATATAGATCTGGTATTCAGACAGTAGTTAATGTAGGTGTTCAAACATTAAGCACAGGAGCACCTAATATTGAGTTTATTGGTACTGCTGCTATTAGTGGTGGTAATATTGTAAGTATTGCTATTACCAATCCTGGTACTGGTTATACATCAACCAATCCACCATCAGTTGTAATAGATGAACCATTGTCTTATGACAATATGCCTCTATTCTATTCTTCTAATCAATCTGGAGTAGGATCAGAAGCAAGAGCAAATATAGTAGTTGGTTTAGGTGGTAGTGTTATTGATTTTGAAGTTATTAACCAAGGATATGGTTATGGTGAAACTCAAAAGTTAACCATAGGTGTTGGTGGTACTGTAGGTATTCCAACTGCTGGTGCTTCTGAATTTAGAGAATTCCAACTAACTATTCAAGAAACCATTAGTGATAGTTTTGCTGGATGGACGGTTGGAGATTTCCAAGTTTTAGATCCTTTAGATTCATTATTTGATAGTAAAACAACTTCTTTTGCATTAAATTTAAATGGAGTTCAGCAAACTATTCAATCAAAGCCAGGATCTAATATTGATGTTGAAGTTGCTTTGTTGGTATTCATTAATGATATTCTTCAGGTTCCTGATGTAGGATATAACTTTAAAGGTGGTAGTTATATTACCTTTAAAGAAGCTCCTAAAGAAGGAGATACTTCTAAGATTCTTTTCTATCAAGGAACAGGATCTGTTGATGTTACTAATGTAGATATTTTAGAAACTATTAAAAAAGGAGATGAAATTAAACTATATGATCAAGATATTTCTTTAGAAGAGAATAGGAGAACAGTAACTAATCTTAATTCATCAGACAGTCTTAATACTAATCCTTATGCTGGTCCAGGAATTACAACTAATGAGACTTTTGAAAGATCTCTTAATTGGTCTAGGCAAACTAAAGATAAGTTTATAGATGGAGTGGCAATTACTAAGGATAGACCTCATTATGAACCATTAATATATCCTAATACTAATATTATTCAATCAGTTGGAGTAGGATCTACGGTAATATATGTTTCTAATATAAGACCTTTCTTTAATAATTCTAAGGAAAATTACACTGGTCAAACTGATATTAGAATCATATCACAGGATAGTTTAGTTGGAGCATCTGCTACTGCATTTGTTTCTGTTGCTGGAACTGTAACATCATTTGATATTACAAATCCTGGTGTTGGATATACTATAGCACCAACTGTTTCTATTGTTACTCCTATAGGATTGACTACTTCTCAAGGTGCTAGAGCAACTGCTACTATAAGTGGAGTTGGAACTGTTAATGCTATTACAGTTTCTTATGGAGGAACTACTACTGGGTTTGCTTATACTAATACTGCTGCTCCAGCAATTTTAATAGGAGAACCCAAATCAGTAACTTCAATAGAAACTATTGAGAATGTATCATACTCTGGTGATTTTGGAATTATATCTGGTATATCTACAACATCTGTTGGTGTAGCATCTACAGGTATCGTATTTGATTTACTTCTTCCAAATGATTCATTATTCAGAAATGCAGCTACTGTAGGTAGTGCTTTGACTGTAAGTGGAATTTCAACTGGATATTACTTTACAGTCTTTAATTCTAATGTAGGATCTTCAGTAACTTCTCTATATCAAGATGGAACTGTGGTGGGTATAGGAACTTCCTTCTTAGATAATGTCTATGAAGTTGCTCAAGTTTCTATTGCTCAAACTATGGGTATAGGAGTTGGATTGACTTATGTTGCACAAGTGACAGTTAGTGTTCAAGATTATAATGGATTAACTGGATTAGGATATAGTGAATTCTTTGGTGAATATAGTTGGGGTAGAATTGATACTGCTCCAAGAGGAAAGGCTAGAGTATTTAACTCTTATGCTGGTAATAGTGATGGATTAGTTGGTATAACTACTTCAGCTATTGTTGAAAGAGTTAATCCTTTAAGATACGTAAATTATAACACATAAATAACTAAAAAATCGTAAAATGTCCGCCATTATAACTGATCAACTTAGAATATTGAATGCGAAGAATTTTGTTTCTACAGCAACTTCTACAGCAAATTCATATTATTCTTTTGTTGGTTTGCCTAATGCTAGTAATTATTCTTCTACTTGGGATGCTAATCCTCCTGCTCCCAAAGATAGTTTTGATCAAGAAGATGATTATTGGGATACTATGATTGCATTGAAGAAGATAACATCTTCTGATATACGTAGAGTAGTTAGCAAACATACTTGGACCTCAGGTATAACTTATGACATGTATCGTGGAGATATTAGTAGAACAAATACATCTCAACCTTCTGGTGCTACTAATTTATATTCAGCAAAATATTTTGTAGTAAATGAAGATTTTAAAGTTTATATTTGTCTTCAAAATGGTACTAATCCAGAGAATACTACTGGAAGACCTTCTCTAGATCAACCTACATTTACTGATCTTGAACCTAAAACAGCAGGTGATAGTGGTGATGGATATATTTGGAAATATCTTTATACTATTAAACCTGGTGATATTTCTAAATTTGATTCTACTAATTTTATGCCTGTCCCAACTGATTGGGAAACAAGTTCAGATAATGCTGCTGTGAGAGATAATGCATCAACTAGTGGACAATTGAAAATTGCTACTATTGTTAACAGGGGAGCAGGTATAGGAACTGCTAATAGAACTTATACTGGAGTTCCTATTGCTGGTGATGGATCTGGAGCAGAAGCAACTATAGTTATTAATAATGATGCTAAAGTAGAATCTATTAATATAGCAAAAGGTGGATCTGGATATACTTATGGAACTGTAGACTTGGAAACTGGAGGAGTTCCTACTGGAACTACAATTCCTGTTTTTAATGTTATTGTTCCACCTCAAGGTGGTCATGGATCAGATATTTATAGAGAATTGGGAGCAACCAATGTTTTAATTTATTCTAAAATTGAAAATGATTCAGAAAATCCAGACTTTATAACAGGAAACCAAATTGCTAGAATTGGTATTGTAGAGAATCCTGAAGTTTTTAGATCTACTTCAAAGTTAACTCTTTCTAAAGCTAGTTCTTTATATGCATTAAAACTTATTGGAGCAGGTTATACTACTGCTACCTTTGATTTAGATGGACAAGTAACTCAAACTGTAGGTGTTGGTTCAACTGCAGTAGGTAGAGTTGTTTCTTATGATCAAACAACAGGAGTTTTGAAATATTGGCAAGATAAAAGTTTAGTTGGATTTAATACAGATGGATCTTTAAAAACAGATCCCAAATATGGATATTCATTACATTCATTTACACCATATCCAACAACTGGAGGAAGTGTAAATATAGCAAGTAATGAAGGTACTTTAGGTATTGATACTAATTTTGGATCTGCAGGAAGTCCTGGTATAAGTACTGTAATAAATAATAGAACATATTACCTTGGACAGAGTTTTACTGCTGGTGTTTCAGATCCTGAAGTTAAAAAATACTCTGGAAATATAATATATGTTGATAACAGACCTTCTATTACTAGGTCTGCTAACCAAAGAGAAGACATTTTGCAATTCTAAAGAATCATGCCACAGGAAACCAATCTAAACGTCGCTCCTTATTTTGACGATTTTGATAGTAAAAAGACTTATTGTAAAATATTATTCAAACCTGGAGTACCAGTACAGGCTAGAGAATTAACAGGAATTCAATCTATTCTTCAGAATCAGATTGAAAAATTTGGGCAACATATTTTTAAAGATGGTGCTTCTGTTACTGGAGGAGGCGCAAGATATAATGGATCATATCCATCAGTTAGAATTCAAGTATCTAATGAAGGTATAGATGTAAATTCTTATCTTACAAAATTGATGGGTAAGGTGGTAGTTGGTAGTAAGTCTGGAGTTAAAGCTAAAATTAAATCATTTATAGGTAAAGGTAGTAAAGGTAATTGGTATGTTTTATTTCTTACTTATTTAAATACTGGTGGAGAAGATAATGAAGTATTTGTGAGTGGAGAAAGTCTTTTATTAGATAATACTACAATAACTACAAAAGATGGAACTACTTTTCAAACTGGAGAACCTGTTGCTCAAGTAGTTAATGGTCAATGTTCATTTGTAGGATCTGCTGCTATTTTATCTTCTGGTATATATTTTGTAAGAGGATATTTTGTAGAAGTACGTGAACAAACTCTTATAATAGATCCTTATATTAATAATAAAAGTTGTAAAATAGGAATAAAAGTTAATGAAAGTATTGTTAATTCTGATTTAGATCCATCTTTAACAGATAATTCTGCTGGATTTAGTAATTATACAGCACCTGGTGCTGATAGATTATCCATATCTGTACAATTGGTTTCTATTTCCCACCAAGAACCTAAACCATCTAATTTTATAGAATTGATGGAAATTAGATATGGTAATTTAATAAGTACACGTCCCAATAATGATTATAACGAAATAGAAAATGAAATAGCAAGAAGAACTTTTGATGAATCTGGTAATTATTATATTAAACCATTTTCACTTACTGTTAAAAACACTTTAAATGATAATGAAGGAAATAATGGAATTTTCAATCTTAGTCAAAAAACTTATAATGATAATACACCTGATGAGAATTTAGGAACTTATAAATTTTCTCCAGGAAAGGCATATGTTGAAGGATATGAAGTAGAGACAATATCTCCTACATATCTAGATTTTCCAAAACCAAGAACTGTAAAAACTTTAGAAGATCAAAGTTTAAACTATGTTACTGGTCCTACTTTTACATTAAATAATGTTTCTGGATCTCCTATAATAGGATTAGGAACTGATTATACTATTAGTTTAAGAGATCAAAGAATTGGAGCTGCTGCAACAACTGCTGCTGGTAAAGAGATTGGATTAGCACGCGTATATGATTTTGCTTTAGAATCTGGTTCTTACAATTCTTCCAATTTAGCAGAAAATGAATGGGATATTGCTTTATATGATATTCAAACATATACAAATATAACATTAAATACTAATCCAGAAAAAGCTTTAGTTGTTCCTACTCATATTAAAGGAAAATCAAGTGGTGCTAGTGGATATTTAAGATATAATTCTACTGGTACTGCTGTTACTGCTTATAATACTAAGGGAACATTTGTTACTGGAGAACAATTAATTTTTAATGGAGTAGAAAGTGGGGCTATTTCTGTAGGGTCTACTTCTCATACTACTAGTGATATTAAATCTATTCATGGAACTGTAAGTACAGCAAGTACTTTTAATGCTGACGTACAGCAAAAATTATTTTCTAATATAGGTCAAGTTAATATTAGTGCAGCTACTACTTCTGGAGCATCTTTAGGGATTTCTACAGTTACTAGTACTGATCCTAATAAATTCTTTATAGGAATTGCTACAGTTGGAAATATTGTAGAGTATAGCAATCCAGGTAAAAGTACTGTTTCATATGCAAGAGTTGAAAGTGTTTCTAAGAATTCTTTAACTATTTCTGGTGTTAGTAGTGTTACTGGTATTTGTGATGGTGGATTGCCTACAATAATAGCTGGTGATTCTACTTCTGGACCTATAAATCCATCAAATTTCAAGGTACTTACTTCCCAATTCCAAACTTCAGAAGATAATACTTTATTTACAAAATTACCTAAAAATAATATTCAAAATGTAGATCTAACAGAATCTCATATCACAATTAAAAAACAATTTGATATTACTATTACAGATAATTCTACCAATACTATTAGTACTGGAAGTGCTTTAGAAACATTTTTACCTTATGATGAAGAAGATTATGTTTTAATAAGAACTGATGGAACTGTAGAACCTTTATCTGCAGATAAATTTGATTTTAATCAAGGATCTACTCAACTAATAATTAATGGACTAGGAACTAATAGTCCAGCCAAATTAATAGCCACATTACGTAAAATAAAAGTAAGAGAAAAAATTAAAGAAAGGCAATCTATTAATGTTCTTAATATAGTAGGATCTGCTAGTTCTATTTCTGGTATTGGAACTACTACTTTGAATGATGGTCTTACTTATAATACTGTTTATGGTACTAGAGTTCAAGATGCTGAAATTTCTTTAAATGTTCCTGATGTTACTAAAGTATTGGGAATATATGAATCTAATGATACTAGTGCTGCCACTTTACCTATAATAAATTTTTCTTCTATTAATAGCCCAACAGGAAAAACTGGAGATTTTCTTATTGGAGAAGTAATAGTAGGTAATGATAGTAGAGCACGTGCTGTATATGTTTCTAAAAATACTGATTCTGCTATCAATTATACTGAATTAAATGATTCAAAATTCCAAGTTGGAGAATTGATTGTTGGAACTTCATCTAAAATTACTGCTACAATAGGTTCTCTTACAATAGGTTCTCATGATATAACTGATGAATTTACTTATGATGATGGACAAAGAAATACTATTTACGATTATGCTAGAATAGTAAGAAAATCTGGATATGACGCTCCAGTTAAACCTTTAAAAATAATATTTGAGTCTGCATATTTTACAGCATCTGATACTGGAGATATTACTACTGTAAATTCTTATAAGAATTTTAATTATAAGAATTTACATACTATTAATGATTGTAGAGTAAGTGATATTATTGATATAAGACCTAGAGTAAGCGAGTTTTCGGGAACATCACGGTCTCCATTTGAATTTTTAGGTAGATCGTTTACTGCTTCAGGAAATTCTTCTCAAAATATTTTAGCATCTGATAGGTCTCTATTATTAAGTTATTCATTCTATCTTCCTAGATTGGATAAAGTTTATCTTACTAAGTATGGAACTTTCCAATTAGTTAGAGGGGTTCCTGCTGAAACTCCAGAATGGCCCCTACCTATTGATGGTGCTATGGAAGTAGCTTCTATTAGTTTACCTCCTTTCCTTTATAATATAAATGATGCAAATATAACTCTTGCGAATTATAAGAGATATCAGATGAGTGATATCAATAAACTTGAGAAGAGAATTGAAAATTTAGAGTTCTACACTTCACTTTCTTTATTGGAAAGTAAAACTTTAAATATGCAAATTACTGATACTGATGGATTAAATAGATTTAAATCTGGTTTCTTTGTAGATGATTTTTCCAATACAGAAAATCAACTTAAGGTTACTGGTGTAAAAAATGCTATAGATTTTCATAATGGAGAATTAAGACCTACACCATATACAACTGAATTAGATCTTAAATTAGAACCCAATACACTTAATGGTTTAAGAAGAACTGGGAGTGTATTGACATTAAATTATGATGAAGTTGTTTTTGCTTCTCAACTTTTTGCTACTAGAGTTGAAAATGTTACTCCTTATCTTGTAAGTTATTATGGAGGAACTATTAATCTTCAACCAGATTCTGATATATGGGTAGATCAAGTTATACTTGAAACTAAAAATGAAGATCTTACTACTTACACTGAAAATACAGAACAATTAGATGCTTCTGGATTTGATTCAAGAACTGGATATGGTCCTGTAACTTGGGGTGGATGGTCTGACAATTGGACAGGGTGGGATAGTAGTGGATCTAGTCACAGTGACTCATGGCAAGGAAATAATCTTGTAAGAACTACAACTACATCTCAAACTAGAACTGGTACTTCTACAAGGACAGCAACTAAGCAACTTGTTAGAGAAACTTTTAATACTATAAATGAAGGACCTAAGGTAGTTAATACTGAAATAAGTGCTTATATGAGATCTAGAAACATCAAATTTGATGCTAGAACTCTGAAGCCTTCAACTGGGATTTATGCTTTCTTTGATGGTCAAGATGTATCTAAGTATATTATTCCTAAATTATTAGAAATTTCAATGACTACTGGAACTTTCCAAGTAGGTGAAACTGTTATAGGTACTAATAGTGATGGAGAAGAATTAATTAGATTTAGTGTAGCACAATCAAACCACAAGAGAGGAAATCCAATAGAGCCTAGTGAAATTTATAAAAGAAATCCATATTATCAATTTACTCCATTATTGAAAGGTGTAAGTGTTTTAGTTGATACCATAGTTCCAGAATCTTCTGATACAACTAATAATGATTCATCTGTTTCTTCAGACCTTTTAGATATTCCAGAATTATATTCTTCAACATCTACTATTCTTAATGTAAATCTAAATTCTTTATCTAAAAAAGAAGAAAATACATTTTATGGATATGTACAAAAAGGTCTTAAATTAGTAGGTCAAACATCTAATGCTCAAGCTTCTATTTCTAATGTAAGACTTAGAACTGATAATGTTGGAAGTGTGATTGGATCTTTCTTTATTCCAAATCCTAATGAGATAACTACTCCTAAATTTGAAACTGGTAAAAAGGTATTCAGACTTACAAGTAATAGACTTAATAGTCAAATAGCAGAAAGTGTTGCTTGTGATGCAAGTAGGGCATTTGAGGCATCTGGATCTATAGATACTCTTCAATCTACTATTATTAGTGTAAAAAATATTCATACTGATATTATCACAAGACAAGAAAGTAAATCTATTAGAGGGCAGACTACATCTTCTAGTTCTAGTCATATAGTAGGTTCAAGAGAACCTGTGGTTCCTGATGTTCCTGATCCTATAATAATTGAAGATGATCCTGTGGTAATTATAGATCCACCTGATGAAGAAATTATAATTGATATCCCCGAAGTTCCGTGGACACCCCCTGTCTTCTATCCTGATCCTCCAGAAGAAACAATTGACGAGGTAATAGAAAGCTTACCTCCTGTACCTAGTATTACAGTTGAATCATCTGGAGTAACTGTTGAAATTAATACAGAAGTAGCTGGTGCAATTCCTGTAAACACTACAAATGTTCAATGGGTGGACGTAGTTCCAGATTTAAATCAACCTAATCCCAACACAGGTGAATTATTTTCTACAGAAGATTGGATAGCACAATCTGCAAATGACGATAACGTAACTTTTGTTCCTAAACTTACAAATGAAAACATTCTGCAATTGCAGGAAGATTTTGGAGCTCAAACTGGATATTTAATGATAGAAGATCCAGTGGAGGACTTTACTCAAGGTCAAGCAAATGATCCAATAACAAATGCATTTATTACTATTAATGGACATCCTCCTACTCAAGGTGGTTTAGAATATTGGACTACTACTATTTTAGTTAATGAAGGTATT